CACACGCCACCGATGGATGAAGCGGTTCGTGTGGGAATGTGACCCGTATGTCTCGTTACCATGGGGGCAACTTACTTCCGTATCTGAAACCCGCCTCGCCCAAGTCTAAGAAGAGGTGCGGGTCCAGTAAAGCGCACTGGACTTCGTGTCTGCGGTTCTACGTGTTTTTCCAACATGTCTGCGGGGAGCACAACCACATCGTTGCGGAACGAGACTGCAAACTTGGTATCCACGCGTGAAATGTATTCTTCTTCAATCTTTTTCATTTCTTGAATCTTTCTCATCGCAGTGATGCCCGAGATATCGTTGAACGTTCTCCAGTATCGCGTGATATGGTTAACATAGGAAATGCGGTAGTCGCGGGCACTTCGCGTTTTGATGTTGTTTTGAAGTGTTTGCATACAGTCCAGAATCGTTGCATAGATGGGTTTCTTCAGTCTTCGGTTCACGGCATTGTGAGCACGGAAACTGAACATTGCAAACTCATGCCGTGAGTTCAGATACCCCGGAAACTGCCGGCGGTAGTTTTCCAACATTTCACCGAAATGCTGCTTGCAGTACGGACATGTAATCGTATCACGAAACATTTCTACCCACGAACTCATCAATTGCTTCTCCGTCTCAGTCGGCGCCTCGGGATACGAGGTCGCGACAGAATGGAGGGTCATCCAACCCATCGGTCCCCAAATCGCTGTCATTGTTTTACTTAACGACAATCATCCCTGCCTCCATTCCGCCTTCCAGAATGTCGCGTGCGATGTTGATAGGTGTCTGCTTGGAAACAGGTAGACCCGATGCACGAAGAGTGTTGCGAACCTTGTCCTCGGGCATGGTCCGCACGGTCTTGCGAATCCGCTTGCGACGAACCTCGGCACCCTTCTCGGTCAAAATCTTGAGAGTTGACTTGCGAACAGGTGGCGACTTGGCGGGGTCGCGAACACCCTCAATCTTTGCCTTCAGAGTCTTACCCCCCTTGAGCACGCCACGAGGATAGGTCCGCATTGACTTCTTGCGACCCATGCCCACAACAGGTCGGATGGGCGCGGGTTCATCTCCGCCAACCTTTACGATTTTGACCTTGTCCTTCTCCATTGTTTTAGATACAGAAAACGAATCGTAGATGGTTTAGATAGAAGAAGAATCATACGAATACCATGGAGTGGGAAGCAGTTAAATCTTACTTTGCGAACGGTGTGCGCCGATTGGTGGATCATCAGGTTGACTCCTTTGAGGATTTCATTCGCAACAAGCTCCCCCTTATCATTCAGTCCACTCCGCCTATCACGGTGTGGCATGAACAAGACCCCACGATCAAGAAATACAAGTACGAATTCCGGTTGTCCTTTGAGAAGGTTACGTATATGAAACCCCGCATCCAAGAAGCAACCGGTCGTATCAAACCTATGCTTCCGATGGAGGCACGTATTCGCAACTTCACCTACGCAGCACAGATGTATGCGGATGTGCGATTCACGGCAAGGACGTATAAGGGAACCAATTATGAAACCTATGACGAGGAGTCGCGTGTTTTCGAGGGGATTTCTCTCGGGAAGCTTCCTGTTATGCTTGGGTCTTCCTTGTGTCTTCTCAAAGACTACCCATTGTCCCTCGAGCAATATGGTGAATGCGGTCACGACCCACTTGGTTACTTCATCATCCATGGGTCAGAGCGCACTATCCTTTGCCAAGAGAAGGTAGCCGACAACCGCATCATGGTGTTCCAGGCAAAGAAGACCGCAAGCAAACACACCTACTCAGTGGAAATGAAGTCTCTGCACGAGTCCTTCACCATGCCGCCGAAGAAGTTGGAAATCCGTTTGTCCTCCAAGTTCAATGGGCTTGGATACCCTCTTATGGCTTGCGTTCCCCGGTTTCGCGAGGACATTCCAGTCATGGTGTACTTCCGTGCGCTCGGCATTGAGACCGATCGAGAGGTTGCGAACTTGGTTTGGGGCAATCTAGACAACCACCGTGTGGAACTCTTGGCAGCATCCTTCCGTGATTGTGCGGAGATTGGTATCTTCACCCAACAGGATGCCATCCAGTTTCTCTCCATGAACCTCCAGTATGGAACCAATCAGGAAGACAAGTGTGCGTATGTCCGTCAGCTGCTCGGAAGTGAGTATCTCCCACACGTACGATTTGCGGGTGAGAATGCTCCTCTGTCCACTCTCAATGCCCGCAAGGCACTGCTGACTGCAAGCATGATTCGTCGCCTGCTTCTGACCGACCAGGGTCAGATTCCGCTGGATGACCGCGACGCCTATCCCAATAAGCGTGTGGTCACGACAGGTGCTCTCCTCACTCATCTCTTCCGCCAGTTGTTCCAGAAGGTCTGTAACGATACGCGCAATGAGTTCGTGCAGGAGGTTAACAACGACAATTGGAAGAAGGGCGAGAACGGTCCGCGACCGATGGAGATTCTCAACATCAACAACCTCTACAAGATTCTGAAGTTGTCTGCGATTGAAGGCAAGTTGAAGCAGGCACTTGCAACAGGCAACTTCACCGTGCAGGGACTTGGAACAAATAGTTCTACGTCTCTATCAAATGCGACAAAAGTTGGAGTCTCTCAAGTGCTCGCCCGCATGTCGTACACGAGTACACTCAGTCACCTCCGTCGCATCCAGACTCCTGTGGAAAAGTCTGGAAAGCTCCTTGCGCCTCGTAAGCTCCATGGCACTAGTTGGGGCTTCGTTTGCCCAGTCGAGACTCCAGAAGGTCACTCCGTAGGTATCGTGAAGAACATGAGTTTGCTGACCAGTGTCACCCAACATGTTCCGAGCAACACAGTTCTCCACTATCTACAGGGTTGCGAGGGTATCACGTGGATTGACGAGGCGAAGGTGTACGAAGGCACATCTATCACACTCAACGGTGTCATTGTTGGTTATACGTCATCTCCTCACGAACTCGTCCCGCGTCTGCGTGCTGCGAAGCACAACCTTCGCATCCACCCGCACGTCTCTATTGCATGGTATACACTGCTGAACAACATCATCATTGAGACAGACAGCGGACGACTGGTCCGACCTGTGTTTCGTGCGGGAGTGGAGTTCCCTGAGAAGGGCGCTGACTGGCAGACATGGGTCAAGACGTGCGTAGAGTTCATTGACGCCTCTGAGACAGAGACACTCCGTATTGCGATGTTTCAGAACGAAGTGACACCTCATCACACACACTACGAGATTCATCCGAGTCTTGTGGTCGGTCACATGGCAAGCAGCATCCCGTTGTCGGACCACAACCAGTCGCCCCGTAATACCTATCAATCGGCGATGGGTAAGCAGGCGATGTGTGTCTATGCGGGCAACTATGCCAAGCGATTGGACAAGAACGGATATCTCCTGTGCTCGCTGACTCGCCCACTCGTAGAGACTCGTTCCATGAACATTCTCAAGATGCACGAGATGCCATATGGTATGAATTCCATTGTCGCGATTGCGTGCTATGGTGGATACAACCAGGAGGACTCCATCATCATGAACAAGACAGCGATTCGTCGTGGGTTTATGCGTGGTCTCTACTACACGATGTACAAGGACGAGGAGCATCGCAACGTCACATCCGGTCGTGAGGAGAAGTTCATGCGTCCTTCGAAACATAATACACGCAAATACAAGAACACATCGTATGCGGCAGTTGGCGAGAACGGCATGCCGATTCTCAATGCGATGGTTCAGGAGAACGATGTCGTCATCGGAAAGTGTGTCAACCTCCGCAACGACCAAGCTGGGTATGCCTACCGCGATGCTAGCACGACTCACAAGAACTCCGAACCCTGTCGCATTGATGGTGTTTGGACCGACAAGAACAGCGATGGATACCCCTTCATCAAAGTGCGCGTCGTGTCAGAACGCGTGCCCCAGATTGGTGACAAGTTCAGTTCCCGTCATGGACAAAAGGGAACGGTCGGAATGCTCCTCGAGGAAGAAGACATGCCGTTCACAGCATCCGGATTGCGACCGGACCTTATCATGAATCCTCACGCAGTTCCGTCTCGTATGACGATTGCGCAGTTGATGGAGAACATCTTTGGCAAGATTTGCGTTCAGCGTGGAACTCTAGGCGACGGAACACCCTACAGTCATCTGAAGGTGGAAGACCTGAAGAAGCATATGACGGACCTTGGGTATCACCCATATGGCAATGAGATTCTCTACAACGGACAGACCGGCGAGATGATGCAGGCGGAAATCTTCATGGGTCCGACTTTCTACCAGCGTCTCAAGCACATGGTCATTGACAAGCAGCACAGTCGCGCGCGAGGTCCAATTGTCAGTCTCACGCGTCAACCCTGCGAGGGACGGTCTCGAGATGGTGGTCTTCGCGTGGGTGAGATGGAGCGTGATTGCCTGCTCTCACACGGCGCTGCTGCGTTCACGAAGGAGCGTCTGATGGATGTGTCTGACCCGTTTCCGACGGGCATCTGTAAGAACTGCGGTACACTTGCGGTCATGAATGAAGATGAGAGCATCTATCATTGCGGATCGTGTGGGAACAAGACAGAATTTATCAACAAGACGATTCCTTACGCTATGAAGTTGTGGATACAGGAACTTGAGGCGATGCATATCGTTCCTCGGATGGTTCTCTCGTAACCATGCTCTCGAGGTCCGGGTCTGAACGAGACTGCTTGAGTACCATGTGCTCTCTGCGACAATCCTTCCAGAAACAGGTAATACATCCACATATTCCAAAAAACAAAACGCTTGCAATTGCTCCGATAGCAAGTCCTTGGTCTGTGTCCATTTTTTGTATAGGGTTTTCAAACTGTAAGTCCTATACAAACATGTCGCTGGAAATCCTTGTTGGTCCTATGTTCAGCGGAAAGTCGAGTCGCATTTTGAGTATCGTATCTCGGTATTCTGCATTGAGCGTTCCGATTCTTGTCATCAAACATGCAGCAGACGTCCGATACGCAGCGAATGAAGTGGCAACACACGATGGACGACGTGCTCCCTGCATCACTGCAAATCAGTTCAGCGACATTGACCCTGCATTTCTCAAGCAGTTTCGTGTCATTATCGTGGAGGAGGCGCAGTTCTTCACGGGATTGGTTCCCTTTGTTCAGTATGTTGTTGACCAACTGAAGATTCATCTCTTTTTGGTTGGATTGGACGGCGACTCCGAACGAAGACCCTTTGGCGAGATTCTGCAGTGTATTCCACTTGCCGACAAAGTCGAAAAACTCACTGCTCTGTGCCGTCGTTGTGCGAATGGTACATTGGGCATTTTTACATACCGCAACGGACATCAAGACCAACAGATGATCGTCGCTGGCGCAGACCTTTACGAAGCAGTGTGTCGAGACTGCTACCACGAAAAGTGTGCGCTGGATGCGCTGTAAAAAATAATGTTGCCATGAAGCACAACAAACATGGGTGGTGGTCTACTTCAGCTCGTGAGCTATGGTGCTCAGGATATCTACATCTCTGGTAATCCCCAGATTACCTTCTGGAAGGTGCTCTACAAGCGCCATACCAACTTCGCTATGGAGTCGATTGAGGTTACCTTCAACGGCCAGGCCGACTTCAACAAGCGCGTGACTGCGGTGATCAACCGTAACGCAGATCTGATGTACCGCACCTACGTGCAGGTTGTGCTCCCGGCCGTGGACCTCATCAGCGGTTCTACCAACCTGTCTCGCTTCCGCTGGTTGAACTACATCGGTCACCGCCTGATCAAGGTGGTGGAGCTCGAGATCGGTGGTCAGCGCATCGACCGCCAGTATGGTGACTGGATGCAGATCTGGACCCAGCTGTCCCAGGATGCCGGTACCGTGGAGGCGTTGAACGACATGATCGGTAACACCCACGACCTCGTCCTGATGAAGGATGCGAAGGGTTACACTCTGGATGCCTCTTGCGCCGGTGCGGAGCTGACCAACAGCTGCGCTCCTCGTGCGGGCACCCCGGCGAAGACCCTCTACATCCCTCTCCAGTTCTGGTTCTGCCGCAACCCTGGTCTGGCGATCCCGCTCATCGCGCTCCAGTACCACGAGGTGCGCATCAACGTGGAGTTCGAGCAGTGGATCAACTGCACCTACTACGAGCTGTCCGGCGCGACTGCCGCTGCTACCTCCATCCAGTCCCTGACTGCGGCGTCCCTGTATATCGACTACATCTACCTG